TTAGATTCGGATGGTAATTTTAAAGAGAATTATGATCCGGGCGATTTGTGGTATGATGACAACATGTTGCAAACTGACTGGGGTATTGCACATGTTGTAAATCACTTGCACGGTAAAACAGTTATACCGATTGACCCGGAAACCGGGTTCCCAGTTATGCAAGATGGGATTCAAAATCCGCACCTAAGCGCATTTAAAGCACTTATGGCCCCCACAAGTTTTGGTTTAAAACCCGGCGCAAATCTAAAAACATCTTTTGAAATTTATAAACAAGCTATTAAAGCGTGGAAAGAAGATGGCAGTAATCCTAACAAATCTGTATTCTCCTACATTGATACAAAACGCCAATCTTCCCCCGAAGAAGAAAAGGTATTAATAGCTGAGAATACTTTTTATGAGCGATGCAAAGCCCTAAGTAATTCAATGCAATTACTCGACAAAAATGCTTTTAATAGAATTAATCAGTTGTATGCGCAAGGGAAAGAAGATCAGGCACTAGACGAACAAAAAAATTGGTTGCGTAAAACATTTAACTCCAATCCAAAACTATTGCTTGGTTCTGATGGTAAGCCTTTGTCTACTTACGATCAGGATGATGCAGGTAATTGGGGTGAAGAGAGAAAGTTAAATCTTTCTGGTAGTGGTAAGGACGATTTAGATATTATTATGCAAGGTGCTCTTAAGCCCCCAAAAGTTTCACAATTGAGCAGGCATTACAAGAGTGATATTAATGCGCAAAGAAAGCTTAACCCTTGGGTTGAACATGTTCTTGGTGGTAAATTAAATAACCCAAAACAAATTTTACAAAGTATTGAGAATTTAGAATTAAGTGAAAACGATTTAAAAAAAGATTGGACCACAAGAGGTGGCTCAATCAATTCCATGCTGCGATTTGTAAAAAGCTATGCTGCTGAACACGGTGACCAAGGTTTGCACGATTTTCTTCAAAAAAACCACACACTAGACGATATTCAAAACTTGTGGATAAAACATTCTCTTGAAAAAGATGCAAATGGAAAAACAATATTTGACCACAACCCAGAAGATTTTGAATCCTACAAAAAGAAATCTAGAAATAAATTTTTAAACGCCGTCCCAAAATCAATGCGCAAAAGTGTAATCGATGGTGCTCCGATAAAAGGAGCGTACATATTTGGACCGAAGGGTGGAAATTTTTGGCAAGATATTTCTTACCAAGGTGGTAACCCAACAAAAGATTTGTGGTTTACCCGTGCAGCACTTTTTGTGCTTGGTGGAATGACTTCAAAAAGTGGAAAACTTGTTGATACTCCACCAACGGTCTTAAGGGAAGCGTTTGATTTAGCAAACAATTTTGTGGCAAATTCATTGGGATTATCTTCTAAACAAGTACAAGCTATTTGGTGGTATCACAAAAAGCGTTTAGACACCATGATGGGTGTAAAAACTGCTGGCAATGAAAATTATGTTGATGCTGCCGAACAAGAAGCAAAAGGAGTAAACAATGCACTCGAAAAACCAAAAATCAATAGAAATGCAACAACTGGCTCAGCAGCTAATCAACGATCACAAAATGCCAAGTCTCAAATCGTTCGTACAACACCTATCCAAAATACAACCTCAGTGGCAAGCTTATTCAAACTCCGTAATCCAAAAAAATCAAAATTTTCGAGAGCACTTTCAATCCTCAGGCAAGAACACCCAATCCGCTATGCACAATTCACACCAGTAAATGGTGGAATGCAGAGTGCTCCTGTATCAGACAGGACCAATGTGCCATTTGGTAATGCCGTTGCGAAGGTTAACACAGGAAAGAACATTGCGCATGCGCAGCTAAATGATCAGGTTGCGCAGAAGGCTGGAGTGCGCACCACATCTTCCACTGCCATTGGCGACTGGCCAAATGGCAGTGAGCAGAGCACCATGCACACTGCTGATTCCATGACAGAACCTGAGAGAATGCGATACCTTGCAGCATGGCACGGTCTTGCATCGCAGAAGAAGTCAGTACTGGTGTTCCACCCAAATCCCAAGGGACCTGACTCCCTGTACCACATTAACCACCCTGAGACTGACCTTGGTAAACTGCGAGAACAACTAAACCAGTTCAACCTGCAATACAAGACTTTAGTACCGGGCGCAAAGGGCACAAAAGTAATTCTGTTCGATCCTGCAAAGAGTAACAGGAGTGCCATTGACCAATTTGCTACAAAAAATAACTTAGAAGTGGTAGAAAACACTGGACAAGGTGAAATACTTGGGCATAATGGAGATTGGAACAGCGCAGGTGCGCTACCCAAATCCCGTCAGGCTTATAACAACATAATTGCACAATATGAGCAAAATCAAAACAGTACCCGGTCTTCCAATAATCCTAGTGGGGCATCCTCCAGTGGGAAACAAGGCAGCGCAGGGGAAACCAAAAAGCAACTCCAAAGAGCAGGGCGTGCAATCAAGTTCGACAAAGCAAGGCGCATCCTCGAAGGTTTCCTAAGGGCGCACAATACTCCCAACAAGGAATTACCACATGTTGGGGACTTGCTTGCAAATGACCTGCAAAACATAAAACCTGAGCACATCACAAAGTACCAACAGCTTGTGCCGGGTGCTAAATGGAATGAGATTGAGAATGCCGTTACATCCTTGAAAAGTGATCCAACACTTTATGAGGATATGACAAGTGAGGCAAACCGCAGGGAAATGTACTGCAAGGAGCACGCAAGGACTGTCCTGCACTCCAGTGGTTTGCAAAAGTTGTTGGACTCTCTAGTTGTGCAAAAGGCAATTCCAGAGCACGCACAACACCTGATACCAGATGCAAAAGATGGTGACTACTTTGCGCTGGAAGCAATTAGTGCGGAACTAAACCACGGTATACCTGCGCTCAAGGCTTTTGCGAAAGCTGCCGAGCGTGAGTACAACAAGGCAGGAAAGGCATGGGACAAAATGCGTGGAGGTGTGCAAAAGTTCTCTAAACCTCATCACTCCAAATCCCAACACCGTGCATCAGGGCACGGGATTATAAATCGTGGTCTTACATACAAGCCCGGACAATTTGCACCACAGGGTGATGGTGTTGCAAGGTTTGAGAAGGGATGTTCAAAGATGAATGCAATCTACAAAACCATTAATAAGTTCAGAGGTTCTTAATGGAAGAAATGATTGTAAAGCACCATGTTCCAATTCTTGACGAGCATGAATTGAAGGACAACAAAGGGAATGTGGTGATCAGGCTCGACAAGGATAAGTTGCTTGAAATTACCAGTGTGAACAACAAGCGCATTGGTGATACAGGTGATGAAATTCCACTTGTGATTGGTCACACCAAGGATGATGCGCCAGAGAACCAACAACCTGAAATTGTTGGTTATGCATCAAATTTAAAGGTGGAACCATTCTTCAAGACAGGTCGAAAGTGCATCACTGCGACCTTCAAATTCTTCAAGAACACAGTGCAAAAGGTGCGTGGTTTTCCGAGGCGCAGCATTGAACTGTGGCTAAGTGATTACAAGATTGATCCCATTAGTTTGCTTGGTGCAACTACTCCAGAACGGGATTTGGGCTTATTACGGTTGAGTAAAACCGGGGTTAAAAAATATCAAAGGACCATGAATATGGACGAGAATCAAATGGGTGCACCATCCAGTGGTGGACCTAATCAGGAGATTGTTGATGCAGTTGTTAACGCACTGCAACAGACAGATGTGTGGCAGTTCCTATCCCAACTTGCTGCACAGGCAGGTCAGGACCAAGGTGCACCGGAAGGAATGCCACCTGAAGGTGCACCACCTGAGGGCGCAATGCCCCCAGATGCAGGTGCACCACCAATGGATGCTGGTGCAGAGGAGATGCCAATGGAAGACGAAGGTGCACCACTTCCAGAGGAATCTGCTGAGGAGGAACAACCTGTGCAAGCTTCCCGCAAGAAGTACGACAGGATCAAACTCTCCAGAATTGAGCATGAGAACCAAGTACTCCACAAGGAGTTGCACGGTTTAAAGCTCAAGTTCCAGCGTGCAGAGCGTGAGAAGGATTTGATTGAACTCGAAGCTGAAGGTTACTTGTTGGACCGTGGCGAAGAGTTGGAGATTGTGCAAGCTATGCCAGAAAAGGCATATAAGTCCCACTTGCAAATCATTCGCAAAAGGTATCAGAAAGCACCAATAGGTGGCCTTCGTACCAATTATATTTCGGAATCTCGTACTGGTGTCGTGCGTAATCGCACTAAAGACGAGGTAAATGCAGCAATTGATTACGCAACTTCACATGGCATTACATACTCCGATGCGTTGGAGAAAATGAATGCTGAAAAAGTACTCTAATTTAGGAGGTTTTTAGTATGCCGTTGTACAATCCGGCTTTTGTTGCAAGTGGCAATATCAGCCCTGCAAGGTTTGTAAAGATTAGCGGTGAGTTCTCAGTTGCGCAGTCTGGTGCAGGTGAGGAAATCATCGGAGTTGCACAGGAGGGTTCACTTGCGCCCCCGGGAATTGCAGAAGCACTTGGTGGTTCACAGACCTACTATGCTGCAACCAGTGGTAAGACTCTCAAGGTATTTGGACTTGGTGATGTGTGCGTTGTAACCGCCGGTACTGGTGGTTGCACCGCTGGTTCCAAGGTTAAATCTGATGCTGATGGTAAGGCAGTAAATGTTGGAACCACAGCAGGAACTTTTAATGTTGGTGGTATTGCACTCCAGACCGTTAATGCTGGGGAAAAGTGCCTTATTCAGGTTAATCCCCACCAAGTAACCATTGCATAACAAATTAAGAAAGGATAAAAAATGGCTGAGCTAGTAAGTGCAAATGCACAATTTCCTTCCGGGAGTAATACATATGTACCATCATTTGACGCAACTGGTCAACTGGTGGTATCGTTCTCCCGCAATCCCAAGGAATTCCCACTAAACAAGTACATCACCATTACCCCGGTTAAGAAGTCTTCAGGTTACTACCTGAAACTCAATGCGGAACAAGCTGCACGGGTTACCTATGCTGATCTTAAAGATCATGTATGGCACGATGGTAACGATGCACCACACGGTGAGTGGAACAATGAAAAGTTCGAATGGTTGAACTTCAACACCACTCGTTATG